TATATTATTACAGAACAAAAATGGAATTGGGATCATGCGGTTTTAATGGGTTTTGATAAAGATTCAGACTATCTTTTTAATAGTGATTTTGAATATATTGAACAAATTACAGATTATATTAATCAAGTATTAGATGCACAAGATAAAGGAGAAATAGATGCCGATCTTTTATTTCTTTGGGATTCTGTTGGATCTGTTCCATGTAAAATGACGTGGGAAGGTAAAGGTGGTAAACAACATAATGCATCTGTGTTATCTGATAAAATCGGAATGGGAATCAACCAACGTATCTCAGGATCAAGAAGAGCAGATAAAAAACATACCAATACTTTGATTATTGTTAACCAACCATGGGTTGAATTACCTGATAATCCATTTGGACAACCAAAAATCAAAGCCAAGGGTGGAGAGTCAATTTGGTTGAACTCAACTTTAGTTTTCCGTTTCGGAAATGAAAAAAATGCGGGAACAACAAAGATAAAGTTGACAAAAAATAAAAGAGAAATCAATATTGCTACAAGAACTAAAATTACCATCATGAAAAATCACGTTAATGGTTTGGGGTTTGCGGATGGTAAAATTATGGTCACACCACATGGATTTATGATGGCAAAAGATAATATCGAAGAAAAGGCGTCAAGAGAAATTTACATTAAGGACAACTTGGATTACATCAGTAAATTATTTGGTGAACAAGTTTCAGATATTAGTGAACTAGGATTTAAAACAGAAACCTCATCAGAAGATGATGAATAAACAAAGTATTAATGTCTGTATTATTAGTAGATGGAGATAATTTACTCACGATTGGTTTTTATGGTCTCAAAAATTATTTCTTTAAAGGAAAGCATATTGGAGCAATTTATCATTTTATTAATACTCTTAGGAGAGCGTTTGAAACATATCATTTAGATAAAATAGTTGTTTTTTGGGACGGAGAAGATGGGTCTCAATCAAGGAAAAAAATCTATCACCTTTATAAAGAAAATAGAAAATCAAGATTAAGAACAGACGAAGAGATCGATTCATATAATACTCAAAGAATAAGAGTAAAACAATACTTAGAAGAATTATATGTTAGACAAGGTGAGTTTCCTTTGTGTGAAACAGATGATTGTATTGCATATTATATTCAACAATCTCCTAATGAAAATATAACAATATATTCTGCTGATGGAGATTTAACTCAATTAGTTTCTGAGAATATTCAGATATATAATCCCTCCCATCAAAAAGTCTACAAAAAAAACGACACAATTTTATACGATCACCAAGAAATTAAAGTTGAAAATATTAAAATAGTTAAAATTCTTTGTGGAGATCCATCTGATAATATTTCTGGAATTAAAAATTTGGGTATTAGAAGATTACTATCACTTTTTCCCGAATTGAAAGAAAGAAAAGTGACCTTATCAGAGATTAAAGAAAAATCCAATTTGTTGTTTGAAGAAGATAAAAACAATTGGTTAATTAAAAATCTTTTGACTGGTGTAACCAAACACGGTGTATTTGGTGAAGAGTTTTTTTACATAAATGAACGTATTGTTAGTTTGGAAGAACCATTCTTAACTGATGAGGCAATGAGAACAATTTTAGAATTAATAAATGAAAACTTGGACCCCGAAGGTCGATCATATAAAAACACTATGAAAATGATGATGGAAGACGGTTTGTTTCAAATATTACCGAAATCCGATGATGCTTGGATAAACTTCCTGAATCCATTTCTTAGATTAACAAGGAAAGAAAAAAATAAAAGAATAATTAAAATTAAAAACTATGAGTAACCAAGAAAACGTAACCAAATTTGAATTTTTATTAACATTAGATGGTCACATTGTTTGTCAAAGATACTTCAATGTGAAAGAACATGTTGTTCAGTCAAGAAGATCCATGGATCTTCACGAATATGTAAAAAATATTTGTGAAGAAATTGCTTACGATTTGAAAATAAAAAGTTCCAATTATCTATGTGAGAATCAAAATTTTTTCCTAAATTCTGATGTTGTGGAAGAAACAAAAGTTGCCGAAAAAGAAGAATTTTTATTGCAAATTAAGCTAGGCGATGACGTATTTATTTCTAGAATATTTCCTGCATATTACTATCATCCTAAAGTTAGGTATACGGTAGATATTCGCCCAAAACTTAAGAGAATTTTGTCAGAATTGACTGACATTTTATCATCTGAAGAATTGGAAACAACTTATTTACAATACGAATTATAAAAATAGAACATATATATTAAATTTTATGCAAGAAAGAAATTTTGGACAATTAGGATTTTCATTTCAACAATCATTAATTAAGGCAATTATCGAAGATAAAAAGTATGGTGAAACTATTATTGATGTATTAGAAAGTAAGTATTTTGAAAATAACTCTTTTAAATTTATCATGGAAAACATTAAAGAGTTATTCAAACAATTTAATAAAATCCCCGATTATAATACCGTAGCACAGAAAATTATGTCGGAGAATGGTAGTAGAGACAACAACTCAAATGTTCACATTGACACCCTTGAAAATATAAAACTGTCAAACAATGATATTGAATTTCCAAAGGTGACGGCATTAAATTTTTGTAAACAACAGAATTTAAAACGTGTGTTGAAAAATGTCCAAAGTATAATCGAGAATGGTGAATTCGAATCTTATAACACAATTGAGGAAGAAATAAAGGGGGCATTACAAGTTGGTGTAACTAACGAAGAAGCTTTTGATGTTTTCCATAATATTGATGAAGCATTAGAAAAAGAAAATAGACATCCGATTTCTCTTGGTGTTACAGGTTTGGATAACTTATTAAATGGTGGTTTAGGAAGAGGTGAATTAGGTGTCGTGTTAGCACCAACTGGAACAGGTAAAACAACACTTTTAACAAAATTTGCAAACACCGCTTTTAATTTAGGTTTCAATGTCGTTCAAATATTTTTTGAGGACAATTCTGGTAATATTAAAAGAAAACATTACACAATTTGGTCAGGTGTTCCATCGGATCAACAACCTTTTTTAAAAGAAGAAGTTAAAGAAAAAGTCGACCAAGCACAAAAAAGATCAAAAGGTTCTATTAAACTTCTTAAATTACCTTCAGACAATGTGACAATTTCTGAAATTAAATCAAGACTTAGAAAGATGATTTCAGAAGGTTTTAAGATAGATCTCCTTATCATAGACTACGTAGATTGTATTAGTCCTGAGAGAGTCGCTTTCGGTGAAGAATGGAAAGGAGAAGGGTCAATTATGAGAAGTTTGGAGGCTATGACGGGTGAATTTGATATAGCAATATGGACAGCAACTCAAGGTAATCGTGAATCAATATCCTCTGATGTAGTTACAGGTGACCAAATGGGAGGATCAATCAAAAAGGCACAAATAGCTCACGTAATTGTTTCTATTGCAAAATCTTTGGAACAAAAAGAGAATAATATCGCAACATTGACACTATTGAAATCACGTATAGGTAAAGATGGTGTAATATTTACTAATTGTAAATTTAACAATGAATTATTGATAATTGATACAGATATACAAACAACATTACTTGGTCACGAAGAACAAAAAGTTCAAAAAAATGTGAATAGAGCCACAGAAGCATTCCATAGAAGACAACAAGTAATTAATAATAAATAAAATATAAAAAAAAGTAGAAATGCAGAAAGGAAAAAAGTTTCTAAGTGATTTAAAGTTACACTCGGATTATTTTAAATGGTTAGAAGAAAAGGGTAGGTATGAAACATGGGATGAAGCGTGTGAAAACATAATAGATGGTCATAGAAAAAAATATGTTGATTATTCGAAAGAAATTGAACCATACTTACAATCTGCTTTAGAAAGTATAAAAGACCAAGCTGTTTTGGCCTCCCAAAGAAATCTACAATATAGACATGAACAAATAATGAAACATAACACGAGAATGTTTAATTGTACATCTGGTCAGATTACTCGTAATAGAGTGTTCCAAGAAATTTTTTATTTGTCTCTAAGTGGATGTGGTTTCGGTGGTGGATTATTGATTCCATTTGTAAATAATTTAAGTAAACTACAAAGAAGAACGAAAGGAACAAAAACTTTTGTTATACAAGATAGTATAGAGGGTTGGGCAGATTCGTTGGGTGTATTAATGTCTTCTTACTTTGTTAATGATCAACCTTTTCCTGAA